CATAGGTCCGGAACAAGGTGCTGCCGGAACCGTCCGACCCCTGACGCCACGTCAAACCCCAACGCCCGTCACCTTCCACGAGCACCGACACCTGGCCGTCGGACGTGGGGAACGGGAGCGACACCGACCGGACCCCGGCCGTGTTGATCTCCTTCTTGAGCACCAGGACGCCGTCGACGAACACCCACACGATCGTCTGGTAGGTCGCCACGATGTACAGGCGTCCCGCGCCGGACGCCGAACCCGTGATGGTGCGACGGAACCGGGTCGGCTGCGAGTTCGTCCGGTAGGCCACCGCCAACGAGTCCGGCCACCCCGACGACAAGAACGAACCGTCCTCGATCGGGACGTTCCACGCCGAGTCGTCGAAGGACAGGTCCAACCAGTCGCCCCGGCGCGGATCAGACAGGTCGTCGAGCTTGACCCAAGTCAGCCCCCACCGGCCGTCACCGCCCGACACGTCCACCGCAACCAAATGGTCAAGCCGGTTGTCGTAGGGCGCGTCAACGTGGAACAGGCCCGTTTTCCCGGCCGGCTTCTCGAGCACGACCTGCCCGTCCAACCACACCGTGACCCGGGTCCGCACCGTCGCGGCCAGGAACATCCGGGCGTGCGACGACTCGTCCTCATCAAGCGCCGGCATGATCCGCCGGTACTTCGCCACATCCCCCGGGTACTGCGGCCGGTAGGCGACCGCAGAGGCGTCGGGCCACCCGGCCGTGGACAGCGCCCCATCGGTGTCTCCGGTCACGACGTCGTCCCAGGCGTCGTCGTCGAAGTCGAACGTCTGCCACCCGAAAACCCGCGGGTTCTGCTGGCGGCCCTCGAACCCTCCGAACGGGTACAGCACCGCACCACCCTGCGAGTAGCCGAGCCACGCCAGCAGCCCGTGACACTCGACCGTGACCACGGTGAAGTTCTGCCCGGACGCCGGCTCGATGTCGGTGGCGAGTTCGGCGGAGCGGTCCTGCACGATCGCGGCGAACACGTCGCCCGTCCCCGGGGTCGCGCCGGTGCGGAACCGGACCACCCTCCGCGGCTGCAACAGGGCCAGGTCTGCGGTTGAAGCAGCGTCGACCTGGAACCGGGCAGCACCCGGAATGGTCAGGTCGTCGAGGAACGACACGCCGTAAACCTCAGTGAGCGTTCCGAGGAAGGTGGCGTTCGACGGGTTGTAGACGTCCAGCAGCAGCGCCGTCACGGGGCGTCCGCCATGTCGATGATGGTGGACCAGGTCGGCCCGACCTCAGACCAGGCCGACTCCAGCTCAGACCACGTCATACGGCAGGGATCGGGAACAGGCCCGAAGGCACAGCGACCAACACCCGGAACTCAGCGATCTCCGGAGACTTGAACGCAACCGAACCCATCGCCAGGAACGTGACAGGCTCCGTCGCCGACCCGCTTGAGGTAGCCAACGTCAACGACAACTGTCGGCCGGGCGCCAAGTCAAGAAACGCACGCACCTCTTCGATCCGTGCAAGCACGTTGGCCCGGTGGGTGCTGACCGGCTGGACAACGTTGTTGTCGCTAAACGCCCCGCGGCACCGAAAATGCAGCTCTGCAGTCAACTCCCCCCGGATATGGGGGCGGACCGACGAACCTGCAACGCCCGGGATGGCACGGTTCGAGCCGCGGGATGCGCCGACCTCGAACAGGCCAGCCCAGTCGTAACAGTCGATGGCCTTCGACCCGCACATGAGGGTAAGAGACGAATGACTGAACGACACATACTCGATGCGTTGGGGCGCAGCCATTAGTACGCATCCTGTGTCGCCAGCGTGCGAAGTGACTCACGGCTGCGGAAGTCAGCGACCGGGTCCGGACGGACGTTGAAGTTCTGTGTAACCTTGAACGTCCGCTGCGAACCTCCACCCATCATCGAAGCGGTGCGGTCAGCCGGGACGATCGTCCCGGACTGTGAAGCTGTCCACAACTCCGGACCTTCCTCGCCGACGAGGTATGTCCTACCCGCAGATACCGGGCCACCATCGGCGCGAGGGCCCCCATACGGCTGCGCCACGTTGATTGGAACCGTCATGTTCGGGATACGGCCAATAGCCCGGATGACGTTAGCGATGATCGGAGACGCTTGGTCGCGGGCAGTCAGAGTCACAAAATACTCGCCCTGCAACTCCTCTGCCGAGCCACGCAACTCGTCCAGCTCGCCTCGCATCGCCGCCGCAGCATCCTCGGTCAGCAGGCCACGGGAAACCAGGTCATCTAGGCGGCTGTTGAAGTTGCGGAACGACAGGTCTGCGTCAAGTGCCGCGCCCTCTGCCCCATTGGTGGCCTCAAGCAGGCCGTAGGCGGCGTCGGTGGCCTCCTGCGAGTTCGTCCCGTACTGCGCTACAGCGTCGTTGTAAGCCTCCTGCGCCTCGTCTACATCAGCGATCGACTGACGAAGGTTCAGTAGCGGGTCGCTGGCTGCGTTGATGCGGTCGACGTACGCCTCAAGGGCGTCGTTGGTGGCCTCCACCGCGGCCGCCTGGTCAGCAACCGCATCGGTTGAGTCGCTCACCCGCTGCTTGAACCCGCGCTGCATCCCTGACGAGCGTTCCGCCGCGGTGGCCAGACGGTCCGTCTCCACCTCCGCGCGGCGCAGCTCGAGCGACATCTCGTCCAGCAAACCAGTCCCGACCGCGTACCTGTCCCCCAGTAGCCGAAGGCTGGCCTCCAGCTTTGAGATGCCAGCGGACTCCCAAATCTCTGTGCGCTCACGGGCCGTCTGTGTCGCCGCGCCGTAGTCGTTCAGGAACCCGAGCACCCCGTCAAGGGCGGGCTTCATGTCCTCACCGAGTGCCCGAGACGCATCTTTGACGTTGTTCTTGAGCAACTGGATCTGCGAGGCAGTGGTTTCGTACCGCTGCTCGGCCTCGGTGGTGAGCGCGATGTTCTCTTCCCACGCGACGTTGCCCCGTTCGACCGCGTCACGGAGCACGTCGCCGGCCCCAGCGGTGCGCAGCAGGGCGTCCCGCATCCGGATTTCTTCGATCCCGAGTTCCTTGAGGATGCCGAACAGGTCCTCGCCTGCGTCTGATGCACCGCCCAGCCCCTCCACAAACCGGATGATCGCCTCCGCCGGGTCCTCACGGAACATTTCGGCGAACGCCTCAGCCGACATCCCCGCAACGTCAGCGAACATCCCTAGCTGCTCGCCACCCTCCGCCGCAGCCTCCGAAATCTCGATCATCACCTTCGAGAACGCCGTACCACCGGCCTCCGCACGGATACCCACCGACGACAGGGCACCGGACAGGCCCAAGATTTCGGCCTCAGTAAACCCGGCCTGGTTTCCCGCACCAGCGAGGCGTAGCGACATCTCCACAATCTCGGCTTCGGTCGTTGCCAAGTTGTTGCCCAAATCGACAACGGTAGAACCGAGCCGATCAAACTCCGTCTGCGGCATCTGCGTAATGTTCGCCAGCCGTGCCAGAGACGTCGCTGCCTCGTCGGCAGACATGTTCGTTGCAACACCCAGATCAGCCATGACCCGTGTGAAATCGAGGACGCTGCCCGTCTCGATGCCCAACTGGCCGGCAGCCTCCGCCACACCAGCCAGGCCCTCCGCGGTGACCGGAATCTCGGTAGACAGTCCACGCAGACCGTCAGAGATCGCCGCAAGCTGCGCGTCGGTGCCGTCCACAGTCTTGATGACCCCTGCGAACGCAGACTCCCACTCGATCGCAGCACTCACCATCGACTTGACGGCAAGCACCGCGCCGGCAGGGCCGAGCAGGGCCGGGTTGAGCAAGCCCGTAGCGGAGGCAAGGCCCGTCATGCGGGTCTGCATCGTCTTCGCACGAGCGGACGGCGCAACAGCAGACGCCCCAAAGCGGGTGTTTGCTGCAGCCGCAGCGGTCATGTCGGCTTGATACTTGCCGATACCCATTGCGAGGAGTGTGGTGGAGACGATCTTGTTACTCATTCTCGCCTCCCCACTGTCACATATTCGCCAGGACTGCGGTCACGCTGCTCGATGCGGGCAGCACGGGTGCGGCACGCATGGCAGGTCAGTTCGTCAGCGACCCACTGTGCGCGCTGCTCGAAGTCGGTCGTGTCCGACAGGGAGTTACCGCAGCCGGGGCACTTGTCGTCCGAGATGTGCAGCCACGCAAGCGCCTTGTCCTGGTCGTCTTCCGGCCAGGTCAGGAACTCGGAATGTCGGATGCCTCGCTCGGCGCAGTAACGGAGTTCGGCTCGGAATCGTCCATCCCGTCGGAACTCCGCAACCCAAAAGGGACCCGAGACGGCTGCTCACAAACGTTGTATGCGGTGCCGAACAGCGGGGCTGTGGCCCACGCACCCCACCCGTCCCAAATCTCTTTCCACTGCACCTCAGTGAATCCGTGGGAGGTACAGGTTGCCGCGAGAAGGGCAGGAGCGAAGGTGTCCTCGTTCCACCGAAGCCCCTTCTCTTTCGAGGGGTGCGACGCCATCAGGTCCCGGTAGGCGGGACGGGATAGCTCTCGGAACGTGAACGTCTCTGCCATGTGCGCGGCAGACTTGCGTAGTTCCTCCAACTCGGCCTGCATCTTCGGGGCCTTGTTGGGTTCGTTGAGTGTCTCGTCAAGATGTTTCTGTGCGTGCATGGCGGCCTCAAGCTGGTCGATCTGTTCCACCAGGTCGCCGTCGGAGACGACCACCGCAATGGACTTCTCGCGCGGTTTGCGTCGTGCCTGTAGGTCCTCGAACGATGTCCCCACGTTGTCCTCCTGGACGTGGGTCGTGGCCCGCCCCGGAGGGAGGACGAGACGGACCACGACGGCTAGATCGAGATGACGACGTCCTCGGACGGTTCATCCGGAACAGCGAAGCTGACCATGAAACCGGTCGGCTCATTGCGGGAGTAGTCGGCCGGGTTGCGGGTGATGACCGTCACCGGCCACACGTCCACGTAGTCGGTCGCGGCAAGCGAGTTGTCCGCGCCTGACCCGCCTCGGCGTGCCACGACAAGGTGGGTTTCGGTGCCGCGGGTCAGCAGGTTCCAGATGGTGTCGTTCGCCTGGTCGTCGTCCCGGTAGAACTCCGCGGTGACTTCCTGGCCCCCGTAGGTTCCCGGTGCGGTCTTGTTGTACTTCGACGACACGTCCGAGATGTCAACCAAAGAACCCTCAAGTGGGGTGGACAGCGACCGGAGGAACCCGGTTGCGTCGGTGCCAGCCTCGATTTCGTTAAGGGTGGGTGATCCTCGGTCCACGATGGTCTCGACGAACGAAACCAGCAAGGTCCCGTCGGGGATGAAGCGTGCCATGTGTTACTCCTCGTTCCGGCCGGAATCCGGCTCCTGTTCGGTGGTGTCCGGCTCTGCGGCCGGGGTTTCCGGACTCGTGTCCGGAACGTTGGTTGCCTGTCGGGTGGGGACGGTCTTCCATCCGCGGGTGCGGGCGTGTGGGACCGCTCCTGCGGCGATCCGTGCGACGCCTCCGGTGACCTTGTGGCGCATCACAACGTGCGACATGGCGTCCCTTTCCACGGAAACTCCCCGCACGAGGGCGGGCCGGTTGGGTTAGGCGGGCGTAGACCAGAGCGTCCAACGGTCAACCCCGAAAAACAGCTCGTGCAAATCCGGGTCGCGGGTCGTGCCGACAGACAGGTCCGTCCAAATCTGGACCGAACGGCCAGCCACGGCCACCCCGCCAAGGATCGCCGCAGCAACCTGATCGCGCAGCACCTCGACCCCACGGGCCGACGTAGCCACACAGCGGGTCTGGATCTCGATGTTCCCATCGTCGTACCGGGCCCCGACCGGACCGCGGAACCCCCGACCGGACGTCGTCTCCACCGTCACATACGGGGCCGCGAGGACGGTTCCGGCCTGGTCGCGGCCGTGCCCCTCACCAACGGTCAAAGGGACTGCACGCAGCAGCGTGACAACCGCCATGAAGTGGTCTTCGTAGGATGCGAGGTTCACAGTTTCGACGCCTCAGCCATACGGGCCTGCCACTGCTCCATGTCCCCCAGGGACGCGGCATACAAGTCCATCTTCGATGGCATGTTGACCGTCCCGAACTGCAGATAACGGGCCACGAACCATGTCGGACCGATTTCGCGGGCATAGTCGCCACCACGAACTTCGGGAGTGTTCTCCACGGAGTTGCGGGTAGTGCCCTCCCCGACAGGGATATCGGCACGCTGTGCTTCTTCAATCCGTCCGGCAGCCTCGTCTGTGATATCGACGACCCGCTGCTGTATCTGTGCCGCTTCGTTTGCGAACTCCCCGGCGGCGGCCTGCCATCCGGTGATGTACATGGTCCCGCGGGCACCAAGCGTCGTGTTGCGTGACCGTCTGGCGAAACGTGTCGAGATAGCCATCAGACCGTCTCCTCGCACAGCAACGTCCGTACCGTGGTCAGGTCGCCCTTCGGCGCGTCGATGATCCGCAAGCTCATCCCGACCGCTTCACTGTCGGCCGAAGTGTCGACAGTGACGTCGTCGTCGATCAGGGACGACACCGACGCCGGAACAGTCAGCTTGTAGGTCTTCAACGACCGGGCACGATCCCCCGCCTGCACGACCCGGACCTCGTTCGGCATCGGCTGCAACAGGCAGACACCCGAATACACCACAAGCGTTTCAGGGACATACTGTGTGCCGTCCCAGGTGACGTTGTCCGGGTTGGGACGGGTGATCGTGCAGGTCGAGTTCTGCCACGACGTACGCAGCCGTGTGAGCAGCCCTGTAGGCATCACAGGCCCAGCACATCAGCGCGGTAACGGTTGCCTGGAAGGTCGTAGGTGAAACCGTACGGGTGGGTGACCTCGATGGACGCCATGCCGGGCTGGCCGGCAGACTTGCGGACCGTGCGGATTTCGACGTCAGTCAGATAGATCCCGGGCGCCGAGTCCAGTTCATACTGGTAGTCGCCTTGCCGTTCTAACTTGACGCCGTAAGGGTTCAGGAACCCGCGCAACGCGACCCGGCACACGACCGCAACCACGCTTCCCGGCGCAGACGTGCTCCACGCCGTCTGTGTGGCGTCGTCCACAAGGTCGAGCACCAGCGCGGAGGCGTCGTCCAGTGCGGCCTCAGCACGGATCTGGTCGCCGACGTCGATACCGCCGTCTACGCGGGCATCCATCTGGACGAACGTAGCAAGCGCCATCAGACCACCTTTCAGTCGCCGTGCACATGTTGCGGACAGACCGACCAGTCGACGTCGAAATGGTCGTAACGGGCCCGGTGCCAGTCAGAGAACACCGTGTCCGTCACCGTCCCGGTGCGGATCAGACGTGCAGGCGGGTCGTCCCAGAAAGCGTCAAGGACAGTCTGCGGAAAGTAGATACAGCCGAAACCGACCATGTCCGCGAAGGTCTGCCCGTCAGTGACAGGTTCACCTTTCCAGCGGTGAACCTGCCGGCCTATCGGGTACAGCAGATAGGGGGCGACACACACCCTGTCGGGATGCAGCATCGCGTTCGCCGCGAACCGTTCCCGACTTTGCCGGTCGAGCGCGATGTCCCATTCCAGCATGAACCAGCCGGGATGAATGTCCGGCCACGGCTGGAAGTCGGACACCGTCGCATAGTTCTGGTCGCGCATCACCAGCCGGGAGAGGCCGTCAACGACGTACGCTCTCCCGGCCGGGACACGTTCAGGCCATGACCTGAACCACCTCAACTATCAGGCAGTCGCAGTGTCAAGCTTGTAGAACCGCTTGATCGTGCTGCCGTTGGTGCCCGTACCGTCCTCGTACACGGCCGCGGCGCCGGCGAACGTCGAAACGACGCTCGCGTCCGACAGCTTGTCAGGCACGTACTGGAAGATCTGCCGGAGGCCGACCCCGCCAGCCGTAGCGGTTGCAGAGTCGTTCGCGCCACGCGGAGCGACCGGAACCCGGTTGGCGAACGCGAACCCGGAACGGTGGTAGGCCAACGCTGTGCCTGCGGTCAGAGCGTTCGACGCAACAACGGTG